TGCATCGGCGCGGCTGAGGTTGCCGTTGTGGTCGGTGAAGTCGAGGACCGACTCCTCGTAGGTGCAGGTCATGGGCTGTCGTGGTAGTTGGTCAATCAGAGGCCCTGGTCCCTTTGTGGCATTGGTCTTGCTTCAGCTGGGATGCCGTCTGGCTCTGTCTTGGCTTCGCCAAGCCATCGCCTTGGCATCCCCGCTTCAGCTGCGCCAATCACAAGGGGGCTGGAATCAATCCAGACCAGGTCCCCTGGAGGCCAGTCGAGCCCTGCGGGCTCTCCTGATCTGTCCTGATCATAGAGCTTGATCTACGACCCTGTAGATAGGGTTTGGTTGTCTTGAAAGGATCTTAACATTTCTTATTGTTTTGACCATTCAGGGATTGACCGGGGAACCGAAGGTGAGGCAGGAGTGCCAAGGCGATGGCTTGGCGAAGCCAAGACAGAGCCAGACGGCACTCCAGGCCGAACCGAGTGTTCCGCCGGAATACACCTCAGGATCTTTCTGTTTCAAGCTCACTCCCGCACCACTGCCGCACTTGGTCCGCTCTCTTGCCGGACACTGCCTCCATCAACGCCGGACTCTGCCCCTCACCAACCCCCGGATGGTGAGTTGGTGGGGATGGTTGGGCGGGTGCTTGAGGATGCCAGGCCGGGGCCTAGTGCGGCTGCCTGGCGGCAGCCTTGTTTTGCAGCGGTCTGACCCAGCACCAGGGCCTCCAGAGCCTGCAGTGGATTTCATGTCCACTGCGGGGCTTGCCCTGACTGGAGAGTGGGGGTGGGGTTGCTAAACAGGTTGCCAAACGGTCCCCAGGCGGTCCCGGCGAGCGAAGCGAGCGGGGGGTATGGGGGGTCAGCGGGCTGGCCCCGCGTATGAATCCCCCCCTAGCCGCCAGACCCATTTCCCCCTAGGTACATTCGTACCACTGGGGGTACATCACCTGGCGGGGGAGGGTTGCCCGTTAGGGCAAGCCGGAGGAGTCAGGTGATGTGTGAGGAGTTGCTCGGGTAAGACGACGGCAGATTTCAGCTCAAAGTCTTCCCTCCGCTAGTTTCACACACCATGTCAAGTCTTTTTTTGACATTGCGTAACAGGGCAAAAGGAAGGCCCCGCAGCGCTTGGAGCGTTACGGGGCCGTACCATTGGTTTGTCGAACGAGTTACCAGCTCTTCGACGCGACCACCTACAGCACTAGGCGATGACCCGATCTTATCGGAGGGCTATGAGGATTCGTATGGCTCGTGTTCAGGGGCAAGTGAGGCATGAGGCGAGGGAGAGCGGGCAGAGGAGGGTTGAGTTCAGCGCGAGCCAGAGGGCTCAGTACGGGGAGGCGATGAGGGCCTTGAGGGCGAGCTATGGGATGACGGACGGATTGAAGCTGAGTCAGTCGGAATTCCACGCGTACCTGGAGCGTCGGAGGGCAGAGGACGCGAGGGCGAGGGGATGGGGTTAGGCTTTCCCCGTCACCTGTCGTGGTAGACATCCAGCTCTTGCCAGCTGGGTGGTGACGGGGAGGGGGTCATGTCCTAGGCATGGCCCCTTTCTGCTGGGAAGATGGAGGGACCAGTTCTTGTTTCAGCGATGTATCTGACGAACGTCCAACGCCTTGCCTTGCATCTGGAGGGGACACCTGACCCGTCATTGGCCGTTGTGCAGGCCGCTGTGACGAAGACGGGGTATGCGGGGTATGTCTGCCCTGAGTTCAAGGCAGCGGCCCCTGCAGCGGCTTCTGGAGGGGGCAGCGGGGGGACGAGCGGAGGAGGCGGGGCAGGAACTGGTGGTGGGGGGACTAGGCCCTGACCACTGCGAGGGCGTAGCATGAGGGTGTCCCAGCGGGCTGCAACCCCTGGGACGTGACCAACCTGAGGAGACAGGCTGATGCCAACAAGAGTATTCCAGGTGTTCCCTGGGGATCGCTACGGTCGCTGGACCGTGATCCGCGAAGTGGACAAGCGGAAGCAAGAGCGGTACGTGGAGTGCCAGTGCGACTGCGGAACCATCAAGACAGTCGGGCTGAAAAGCCTGTGTCGCGGGTCAAGCACCAGCTGCGGCTGCAAGCTGAAAGACGCGCAGCCTCCGAACACGTTGCAGCCGCTGCCTGGCGAGACAATTCCTCGCTGCACTGACTGCGGTGAGCCGATGACGCGGAGAGTGGATAACACCACTAAGCGCGGCTGGAGGTGGCGTTGCGCCAGCTGCACGGCCAGGCGGATGAAGGAACGGGCTCCACAGGGAAGGAGTGCCTACGAAAGGGTGAGAGCCTGGAGGGAGCGGAATCCACGCCTGTTCAAGGTCCAGCAAGCGAACCAGATCCTGTCCGGCTACGGGATGACCTTGGAGGACTTTGTGTTGATGCGGGCCAACCAGGGCGGCGTGTGCCGCCTGTGCCCAGCCGAGCTGGATGAAAGGCCGACCACTTTTACCCATGTCGATCACTGCCATCAAACAGGCGTTGTCAGGGGGATCCTTTGCACCAAATGCAATAGGGGCTTGGGCTTCTTTGACGATGACCCAGAATTGCTAGAGAAAGCCGCGAGCTACCTTCGTGAAGCAACTGTGGGAACCGCTCCCCGAGCCGCTTGATCAGTTCCCCTTCTTCCTAGCCTATTGCCTCCGAGAGCTTTCATTAGCTGAGTACCCAACAACCCAGCAGATTGCAGTTGCTGATTGGATGGCGAATGGCCCCAATCGGCAACTGACTATTGCGTTCAGGGGTCTAGGCAAGAGCTTGCTGGCCAGTCTTTACGCCCTGTACCGACTCAGGCAAGACCCACAGGAAAAGGTGCTGGTGGTGTCAGCCACGTCGGTCAAGGCTACCGACTTCTCCAGCTTTGCCCTGAAGTGCATTGGCGAGATTGACATTCTCAATGTCCTCACGCCTGGTCTGAACAACAGATTCTCAAGCACAGCGTTTGACGTTGGTCCTGCTGTTGTTGAACAGAGCCCGTCAATGCGGTCAATGGGCGTGATGGGATCTACTACAGGACAGCGTTGTAGTTGTGCAATACTAGATGACATTGAGACAGCGCAAAACATTATTACGCAGCTAAAGCAGGAGAGGGTTGCACACGCAGTCACAGAAATTGAGTCGATCCTCAAGCCTGACGAGGGGCAAATGTTCCCTCGCAAAATCATGTATTTGGGCACGCCCCACACAGAGACAAGCATCTATTTACGCTTGGTCCGTGAACGTGGCTACGCTCGGCGCTATTTCCCAGCACTATTTCCTGATGAGCTTGATTGTTATGAGGATGACCTGTCGCCAAACATCCTGAAGGCAATACAGGAAAACCCCGACCTTGTAGGCGAGCCAACGGATCCCGAGCGCTTTAGCCACGAGGACATCCTGCAGCGTCAGGCCGCAATGACGCGGGCCAGCTTCCTCCTTCAGTTTCAACTGAACTGCAGACTTGCAACGCTTGATAAATACCCAATCCGACTGGGCGATTTAATCGCAATGGACATAGATGGAACTGCGCTACCAGAAACGGTGGTGTGGTCAAACCAAGCCGATTGCCGCGTGCAGGAATTGGTCTGCGTTGGCATGGGCGGCGATACCCACTACCACCGTCCAATCTTTCAGAACGGCTGGGTGAGCAGGTCAGAAACTTGGCGTTGCGTACTCTCTATAGATCCTGCTGGAAGGGGCTCAGACGAGCTAAGTTGGGCCGTAGTTGCTGAATTAAATGGCAACTTATTTTTGCTTGAGTCAGGCGGGTCAACGCTTGGCTATGCAGACGAAGTGCTGCAACATTTGGCCAAGACTGCAAAAAAATGGGAAGTGAATTACGTGATTGCAGAAAATAACATGGGAGACGGCATGTTTACTGCTTTGCTAAAGCCACACATGGTCCGGGAGCACCCGGTCACGATTGAAGAGGTCAGACACAGCCAGCGCAAGGAAGTCCGCCTATGCGACACCTTGGGTCCCTTGATCCAGCAGCACCGCCTGGTTGTGACCACTCGGGTCATTCGTCAGGACTATCGAATGCTGGACGAAGACCCGGAGACCGGCTATTCCCGCTCCTTGTTTTTCCAGCTCTCCCGCCTGACCAACGAAAAGGGCTGCCTGTCCCACGATGACCGGGCCGACAGCCTGGCGATTGCCTGCGCGTTCTTTGTGGATGCTGCGGCTCAGGACCAGAACCGTGCCCAGCAAGCCCGTGCAGACCAGCTGCAGCAGGAGGCCTATGAGGCATGGATGGATGAGACGGGAGCGATGGTGGACGCCCTGGCGATGGGTTGGAAGGCCAAGCCCATGGCCAAGGCGCATGGTGGTGTCAGCCGACTGCGGGTGGGCGCCTGAGTTCAACCACCTTGTCGGCCATGCCGCTGAAGTCGAGTTTCCCGGCCAGCTGACGCAGGGTTGAACCTTCAGCTGCAGATGCAGTGACGTTTGAGTTCTTCAGTAATGCCATGGCCTCCTGCCTGGCTTTGCGGTCACCGTTCTTGAGGTCATCCAGCACCTGGACGATGACCTCCTCGTGCATTTCAGCCAGCAGGGCCTGAAGGTCTGCCATTGCTACGGGGTGGTAGGGGTCTATCCCCACTATGGGTCGGATCGGTACGCTGGGACCATTACACCCCCGTTGTATGAGCTGGTTTCCGGCAGTTGACGACCGTCTTTTGGGCGCATTGGGTGCTGAGTTCCCCGATCAGGCGCCGGATTTGTCGTGGAATGACCGGGAAGTGTGGTTCAAAGCGGGTCAGGTGTCTGTGGTCCGGTTTCTGGCTGCCAAGTTTGAGGACCAGCAGGAGAACGGGCTAGGCGTCGACGTGGAGGGTTTCTGACATGTGTATGGGAGGTGGTCAGGCAGCGACGATCACAGCGCCGGACCAGGGGGCATACCAGCGGCAGTTTGATCTGCAGCGATCTGCCATTGAGCAGCAGATCAATGGTCAGACCAATGTCCTGCAAAGTCAGCTGACTGCTGCC